ATGTTCGAACAACGCGTAAATTCTGACGTACTGACCGTTTCTACCGTTAACTCTCAGGATCAGGTAACTCAAAAGCCCCTGCGTGACTCGGTTAAACAGGCACTGAAGAACTATTTTGCTCAACTGAATGGTCAGGATGTTAATGATCTGTATGAGCTGGTACTGGCTGAAGTTGAACAGCCACTGTTGGACATGGTGATGCAATACACCCGCGGCAATCAAACCCGCGCTGCCCTGATGATGGGTATCAACCGTGGTACGCTGCGTAAGAAACTGAAAAAATACGGCATGAACTGATAAATATCAGTTATGTTATTGAATTAAAAGGCGCTACTCGGCATGTGGAAGCGCCTTTTTTATTTTTTGTGATATACCTTGTGATACACGGTGACGCGAACCACTTTGAACAATAACGCGAGTTACCTGCTTTTGCTCGCGTTCCAAATCAGTCCACCAGGCCTTAACTCCCGTTCAATTCCCACCTTGATACTGGTATCAATAACATTTTTGTAGGCTTTACCAATCGCATCGCTATTCCCCGATGACTGGGATGATGCCTGCTCCGCTGTCACATAAACGCGGGAGTCAATGCTTATAGCATTAGTGGTATTCCCCGAAGTAGTATTTACACCAGAACTCACTGCACGAACACCCAGCGAACCATCAGAAGCCCGCGTAAGCGGCATGATGGCTTCCGGTCCAGCTTCGGCGAAAATGCCAGCCCCCTGCGCAAACGCAAACATCTGCGGCGAGTTGTAAACACCGTTACTGAATGCGCTCAGGGACGGGGAATCGTTCACACCCCCCTGGGCATATAACTTGAAGTTTGCGGCGAAGTCCTGCAAAGCAGTGCCGGAACTGACGTGTGTTGCAGCGCCGGCACCACCGCCGCCGATAAAACCGGTTACACCGCTCACGATTGAGCCCAGCAGGCCGCCAGAAGATGATACAGAGCTCATCGCGCTCATTGCGGCCATTTGCAGTGATACTTTTGCGATCATTTCCAGCGCTGATAGCCCCCATGACTTCCAGTCCGCTTTACCACGAACCAGCATTGAAGCCACATTATCCATGGCGCTATCCATCGTTGATGTCACGCCTTGTGAGACCGTACCTGCAACGTCCATCGTGTTTTCCAGCCAATTGTTGTAGCCGCGTGAAACACCATTGCGCCAGTCGGCCTCTGATGCGGCTATGTCCTTATATTTTTTATCCAGTTTTTCCAAAGCTATTTGCTGATCGTTATATGCAAGTGTCCCCTTATCTGTTTTGGCGAACACTCGCCCTATCTGCTGCTTCTCGTCATAGTAACTTTTTTGACGATCCCCCATGCCTGCTGTATTAGTAGCGAGATCGGCGTCGTCACTTAATTTTTTTGCAGCCTCATTGAGATTTTTTAAGGCTTCGGCCTGCTCGTTGACCGTTTTCACATGCTCATCAGCACGCTGAGTCAGTTTTGCAAGTTCCGCCGCTTGTGACTGAATCGACTTCCGTTGCTCATCAGTCCATTTAGTACCAGCCTGATTCGCGGCAGCGTAGAGTTCTGCAGCTTTCTCGCCATCGGTGGCACGGACTTTCTGCACCTCAATAGCAATACTTAGATCCGCCATTTTTCGGCTGTACTGTTCCGCCTGAGAAGCGGCGGCACGATCGGCTTTTTCCGCGTCCCGCGTGGCGTTTGCTTTCGCTTTCTGTGCCTCAGCTACATTTTGCGTGTTGTTATAGTCATCAATAGCGGATTGACGCCACCATTTCGCAAAATCTGAGTTATCCGGACCAGATCGCCCCATATCCTGCAGGTCAAAATCAACCTGCTTATTAACCTTAGCTACACCAGTCAGCCCAGCCAGTTCAGCCTGGCGCTGCTTATTGAGAAGCGCTTTAGCGTCTTTATCTGAAACGGATGCTTGAGGTAGAGCAAGAGGTGTAGTGACGAGTCTGTTATGCGCCTCCAGCAACTGATTGCCATATGACAAAGCGCTGTTAAATCGGCTGTGTTCACCGGTCATCATAACGAGCGACTGGTAACTGGCATTTTGTCGCCAGGCCATTTCACGGATCAGGTCAACCCTTCTCAACTCAATATCTGCCAGCGCCTCCTGGATACCTTTCGATTTTTCACGCATCTGGTTTAGCGTCGATTCGGCTACGGCCAGTTGATCAGTAACAATCGCCACGGCTCGGGTGATATTGGCGTCATTTTCGGAGGTAATACCGGGTTTATTCCGTGAATTATTCAGATCGTCAATCTGACGTTTCAGACTGGTAACATTTTTTTCCTGCTCAGCAATAAGTCGGTTTTGTTCCGCCAGAGCATCGACAGCCTGGCTGCGGTTACTTTCCGTTTCCGGCAGGCTCATTTTACGGGTTTTCTTGTTCACCTCATCAATAGTGTTAGCGTAATCCTGCGCCGACTGCCGCGCACGTTCCTGATACTGGTAGACCGTGTACCAAGCCCCGGCCCCCAGAAGCACCGCCCCCGGAATCCCTCCCACTAACGACGCGAGCCCGGCAAGCCCGCTGCGCATGAGACTCATTGAGGAGGTTGCACGATTAAGTGCCTCTTCGGAAGCAGTAACAGCGCGGTTTGAAAGAACAAGCCCGGCATTCGCAGCAATCATTTCTCGCCGTTTTTTGATGACGTTATCAGTGGCGAGTGCTGAAGCATTTGAACCTTTAGCCACATTTGCTTCGGCCAGCGCCAGGTTATATGCAGAGGTTGCAGCGCTGGCGTTCACTAGGGCTTTACGCTGTGCCTGTGTTGCGGCGTATGCCTGCGCATCGGCCAACGCTATCTGTTTCTTTCTCGCATCGATCAAATCAGCAGTATTATCCTTGATGCCAGTCATCATGCCGCCCAGCAGGCGCGAGCCGCCGACAGCAGCCAGAACGGCAGCGCCTGAGGCAACGTTACCGATATTTGCCGCCAGACCATCAAGTGCACCCGCAAGCGCATTGGACGCACCCAGAGCATCGTTTGCGCCACCGACCCACGCCATGAAGGAGTTATCAAGTTTTTGCGCTGATCCGCTTATGCTGGCAGGCAGACTTTCGAACTCTTTGCGCAGCTGTTCGACATTCGTCAGCAGCGGTACAATTTTATCGGTAGTCAGTTGACCGTTTTGCGCCATATTCCGCAACCCGCCTACGGTTGTTTTCATACCGTCAGCCAAGAGTTTCGCCAGGCGGCCGCCGTTCTCCATGATGGCGTTAAACTCTTCGCCGCGCAGAACGCCGGAGCCAAGCGCCTGGCTCAGCTGCGTGATAACGGAGCTGGCTTCCTCAGTGCTGGCACCAGATAATTTCAGTGAAGTGGCGACCGTTTCGGTAACACGCGCCACGTCAGCAGAGGCATACCCTGCATCACGTAGTGACGAAGCAACCCTGCTATAAAGTGTGGCGTTCGCCTCAAATGAGGTGCCGGTACGCTGGCTGAGTTCCATTAGCGTGCGTTGAGCGCTGGCGAAATCATTAGCATCCGTGGAAGCTAGGCGTAAACGTCCGCTTAACTGGTTCCATGTATCCGCATACTGAATAAGCTGATGAGTGGCAAAGGCCCCGGCCCATGCGCCAGCCAACCCCATAGCGGTCGCTTTTACGCTAACCAGCTCAGAATTCAGCGCCGCAATTGAGCGTTGTGTTTCACGCGTGGAAGCAGCTGCCTGTTTGCCGCCCTGCTCCATCGTTTTGTAATAGTCCTGCCCCATACGAGAGGCGCGCTGGATTTCAGTCTGAAATGATTGTGAATTCGCTGAAACTTTGATTATTAACTCGCGTAAAGTTGCCATAAATATTCCTCTCAAATACCGTCAAAATTAGCGAGCCGCTGTTTATGGCTGGCGCTCATGTCGAAAGCAAAATCCTCGTGCTCAGCCTGGAAGGTGCCGAACGCCATCAGCGCAGCCACCGCCGGATCAATTTTGTTGGAGGATTTTTTCTTATTGGGTTTGATGTTGGCGTTGGCGTCAGACTCCATCACCACATTACCAATCGCCCAGGCCAGCACCGGATCACCGCGATGACGCACCACCTTGCGGTTAACAAACACCTCGAAAGATTTCGCTACCGGGCTGAACTTGAGATAAGTTTGCTGGAACGGCTCAACATCGAGTCCTGCACCCTGTAACTGGGTACGAATTTGCGTAGCGTTCCATGTATCGAAGCCCACCAGCCTGATATTGAATATCTCAGCATCACGGAGGATGTCGTCACGGATGCGGTCATAGTCGATACAGTCGCCAGGTGTGGTACGTATCCAGCCCGCTTTCACCCACTGGCGGTATATGGCGCGGTTTTTGTTGGCAACGTTATTAAGGGTGGCTTCCGGCAGGTAGTGCCTGGTCAGCAGCCTGACTTCGCGATCGAACGGGAAAACGTAGTTCACACTGGTGATATCGCTGGTTGAGGACAAATCCAGTCCGGCATAGCACTCCCTTCCGGCCAGATCGCTCTCTTCATAATCATCTTTGCAGGCGTCCCAGGCACCGGCACCCATCCACGGCGTGGAGCCCTGACACCAGATATTGAAGCGCTTGGTTAACATCTCGACCCATTGCGAGGGGATACCACGGGCTTTCTGGATGGTAGATTCCAGTTTCGCCGCATCGACCGAAACACCCAGGTTCGGATTGGCCTTAATCCACATTTCCGGCTGTTCAACCTCGCTTTCATCGTCCAGCTCGTAGATCAGGATAAACAGTGAATCGTTGGTATCTTCCCCGGCCAGAATCAGGCAGCAGTAGTCATAATGCTGCTTACAGGCGGAAACAACGTTACTCCCGGCAGTGGTGATAGCGAACAAAATAGCCTCAGGACGTGCGCCCATTCCCAGCTCGAGAGCGGAATAAACGCCGTTATCCGGGTGAAGGTGGTACTCATCGACAACCGCCAGGCTGGGGTTAGTCCCCTCAATGGTGGCCGCTTTCGCCGCCAGCGGCTTTAACAGGCTGTTGCTTCTGGGGAAAATGATCTTATGCGCCTGGATATTGACGCGCTTTTTCAGAGGCTTTGACAGCAGGCACATCTGACGGGCATCGTCGAACACAATGCGGGCCTGATCCCGGCTCACCGCCGCCGTGTAGATATCCTGCTGTCCTTCCTCCATGACCAGAAACCAGTTAGCCAGCATCGCGGCCACAGTGGATTTGGCATTTTTACGCGGCACCTCAATAAAGGCGCTGCTGTACTTTCTCCGACCTGTTTTACGGACTTTAAACCCCAACAGGTTAGCAAAGGCGAACTGTTGCCACGGCTCCAGTTCGATAGGCTGGCCTCGTAACGGGCCTTTGACGTGGGGACATAGCCGGGAAAACGCCACAAACCGCTCTACGGTCGCCGTATCGAACTCATATCGGGGGTCATTCAGGTCTGAAAAGTACCTTTCGACGGCCTGTTTTACCCGCTTACAGGCCGGAATTTCGCCTGATTTAATGGCATTTGCGTAATTATCCCAGGCGGTCAAGTTCGTCTTCCTCTTCGGTTTCTACCGGGTTTCTGCGTCGGCTTACCGGGTCAAAACCCAGCAGTGAGGACATTTTTATTATGATTTTTTCAGCGTCAGCTTTTGCACTCAGCGCCGGGTTTCGGCTCTCGCCCCCCTGGCTGTTAACAATGCTGAACCCACGGCGGGCAAGGTCTTCCACCGCTTTGCGGTACATCGAATAGTTGACGCAATAAAGCTCAAGGTTGCTCCAGTCGGCGGGGGTAAGATCCCCGCGCTCTGCAAGATTTTTAGCCTTCGCTTTCCACTGCTGCGCGGCTAACTCATCAAGGTAAGCTGGCGGTTTTGGTGGTCTTGCCATAAAAATTTCTCGTTTCCATCGCGTTTTATTTTCAAAAAAATCACCGTGCGTAAAAATTTGAGGGGGCGGGTGGTTCCTCGCCCGGAGGGGTTTGTCCTGAAAACCTCCCCCACCCCGTCCATACGCCCTGTCAGCGGTTGCGGAAGCATTCCATAAGCTCCCGGTCACGCTGGCTCATGCGCTTTGCTACGGGCTTCGTGTGCGCTTTCTGTCTGGCTGGTTGCCATGCCTCGCGCTGCTTTATCAGCCCACTAATCAGCCGCTGCTGTTCCTGCTCAGTCATTGTTTGCCTCATAGATCCAGTCGGTGCGATGACGTGCTGCTTCTTCCTGCTCACGGAACTTACCGGCTTTACGCTGCTGCTTCGTCACCGGGTCTGTTGTGGTTGTCTTCCGGCCATGACAGGCAGCGCATAACGACTGGTGATTACTGGCGGGCCAGAACAGCACATCGGCCTCACCCTCGATAGGGATGATGTGATCGACGATAGTTGCCGATGTATAGACGCCAGCCTTGAGACAGTGGACACACAGCGGATTAGCTTTCAGAAAATGACGACGGTATTCCCCCCAGCGGTTGGAGTAACCACGCTCTGTTCGTGTACCTCTTCGGCTGTCGCTTTGTCGGCGGGCATCCCGCTTATGCTCATCACACTTACCGGATTTCACACGCTTATTGCATCCCGGCTCAGTGCACCGGCGTAAAGGTTGCCACGGCATCAGTACACCCCCACATCGCGATAGACAGACCACAGTGCGGAGACAGCAAAAGGAACCTCTTTAACATCCACATCGCTGAGCGTGGTGCGGTATTCGTAAAGCTGGGAGACAAACATCAGGCAACCAATTTTGATAGCCGGTGTGAATACCAGACCATTCTCAAACCGCTTACCGATATGCGTCTGACAGACTTCAAGCGCTGCATCGATGTACGCCTCAATCAGTGCATCTTCATCGTTACCGTCAATGCGACAATGCAGTTTCGCCTCATCCAGGGTGATTTCACTCATATCTCTGTCCCCTGTTTGCAAAGGATTTCTAGGCGCGTCATCCCCGTGTCAGGGACAGGCGGCCCAATGACGTTAAGCGTGGATCCAGCAAACGCTCCAGTTAAGACTTTAAGACGGGAAGCCGCCGTGATATCGCGACGAAACCGAACCCATACCCGGACAGTGGCCTCGGCCATTTCAGCACCGGAGGCCACCAGCTCACGACCGCTGATACCTTTTACTTCTGCCCAGACCGTCGCACCGTCTTCCCAATTTTGAATCACCTGCCCGGAGGGTGAGCGTGACGTGGTGAACTTGCGGATGATTACGCGGTTTCTCAGTCCTCCAACTTTCATTCGTCACCTTCCTTACCACCGTTACTAACCTTCACTTCCTGCTTCCACGCCTGGCTGTATTCGTCGCCACCTTCACGCGGCTGCATCCCTTCTTTTTCGCGGGATTCATTCGGACACATCACGCCAGACTTAATGGCTTTCTCGTAAATGGCGTAGCGCTCAGTTGGTGTGGCACGTAACAGATCAGAGGAATCAAACTCAACCTGATAGCGGATACCGGGAACGGGGGAAGCAATCAGCAGCGCTGACTTGATTTGTTGCTCAAAGTTAGCCATCCAGGGACGCATGGTCATTGCGGCAAAGGCGCGGCTCGCCTCACTGAAATTGCTGTAAGTGCTGTTGCTGTATTCCTGCAGGAAGATGGGCGACACGTTGAACATGCGGGCGATGTCTTCAATAGTGAAGCGACGGGAGGACAACCACTCAGCATCCTGATTGCTCATGCCAAGCTGTTTGTAATCCATGCCACCTTCAAGAATCGGCGTTTTCCCGGCGTTCTTAGCGCCTTTATAACGATCCAGCGCATCCATCGCCTGTTTACCTTTGGTACTGTCCAGCCACTCTTTAGCAGTGATAACACCAGATGCCATCATGCCGTCTTTCATAATGCTGGCACCGTGGCGCTGCTGGGCCAGACCTAATCCCAATGCCTCACGGCAGATAGTGATCGGCGAGCGCCCCAAAAATCCGTCATCAGTGGCGTAACGCAGATGAAGGATCTCTTCCTGCAGGTAGGTGTGTACCGTCCCGGAATACGGCTCGGTGATGGTGTACTTGTACTTATGATCGCCGATACGCTCAGGCACAACCGAACCAGGCGGGTAGGAGTGAAGTGATTGTGGCTGGCCATCCCGCCCCCACTCGATCACGGCATAGGCGTTACCGTTCAGCAGGCAATGACGCATCATCGTGCGCTTAAACTGATAGGCAGTCTGGCAGTCGTTCGGGTGCTCATTCAGCAGAAAGTCTACCGGGTGATTACTCAACCACTCCCGCGCCTCGCGCCCGTTGTCATTACGTACCCGATACAGGTAGCACGGCATAGTTGCAATTGCTTCGCTGATCACTGATACGGCATTCATGACCGCCGGCAGGGATTCCGCAGTACCCGGAGACACGAACTCTCCCGACCCGGTATTTGGAACCCCTGCTATCGCCATAAACTCATCAATGGTCATGCTGCGCTGCTCTGATTTACGGCCAAAGGGCCAGAGATTCCACATATCAGAGCCCCGCTAATTCAGCCCAACGGCGGCGATTATCACCAGCGCGGCGCAGTTCAGGATGCTGGGAAAAAAGCGAACGGTGCGCGATCTCAACGTCTGATTCAGGGTAAGCAGGCATCGACGTTACGGTTATCTCCCGCAGCTCGGCAGCGATAACGGTGCGTAAATAAGGTCGACTACCAATATTCCAGTCTTCCTGCTGCGCACGAAAGCCAAAGGACATCCCGGATAGATCGCCGCGTTCCACCAGCGCCAGTACATCATTACCAAGCTGGGTATTCGGCGGTGTCAGCTCGAAGCGCAGCCCGATATCATCTTCGGCCAACACCAGCGTGCCGGATTTGGTACGCCCCAGCAGTTGGGTATAGTTATGCTCGTACAGCGCACGCACATCGCTACCGGATGCCAGGCTGTCTTTAAACGCCCCGGGCGCAAACTGCTCGCGGAACTCATCCCAGATCACCTCTGACAGGCTGTTCCAGCGCACGGCATAGCCCACCAGCTTTTTGTTGCTGGCACTCAGTTCGGAGGTACGGATTTCAAAATCGATTGTTTTCATTGTTGGACTCCACAGAGGGCAAAAAGGGGCCGAAGCCCCTTAAACGTCAGATCAGGAACCGGAGCCGGAAAGCTCAAGCACCTTGATGGCGTTGGAGTCCACCACACCGCCGCCCAGGTATTTATCGGTGTGCACCTTGTAGAAACCAGGTTCGGTGATGTTGTCGGGGCGGGTACGCACGCCAGTAGTGTGATCCACGATGAAGTAACCGCGCTTAAAGTCGCCGACTGCCAGGAACGCTTCACCCGCAGCCGCATCAGGCATCGTTTCCAGATATTGAACCGGACGGCCAAGGAGGGTATCAGGGGAGTCAGCGACGAGACGATCACGCCAGATGTAATCCCCGTTGCCGTTTTTCAGCTTTTGCAGAGTAGCGGCAGTGTTGGAGTTCATCACCCATACGGCATTTTTGCGGTATTTGGCTCGCAGTTTGTAGAGCAGATCGATCAGACCATCGGAGGTAACAGCGGCAGTGACCATTTTCTCCAGCGTTCCAAACGGGCGAGTTTTGTCACCAGTGGCAGCGCGGGGATAGGCCAAAAAGCCTTTGGATTTTTTATCCCCATCACCGTTAACCAGGTCGCTTTCTTCTGTTTCGGTGAAGGTGTCAGAGATTTCAGAGGACAACCAGCCCAGAATATCCACTTCGGAGAAGTCGAGAATCTCCTGGGTTGTTTTCGGGTAGGCATAGATCGGGTTGAGTTTGATATCAACGCGTTCCATCTTCGGGGTGCTGGTTTCGGTGCGCGCTTCACCCTCAGTACCCCGCTTAACGGTAGCGCCGCCAACAGAGACCAGTTTCTGGTATTCATTGGTTCTGGTGGTCTTAACGGTACAGATGGAGCGCATGACGCTATCATCCTGCAACTGGCGCATGATCTCTTTGTCCAGCTCAGGGATAACGGTAAAGCCGCCGTCAGCCTGCACCAGTGTGGAGAGCGAGCGGGTGTCGCCCGTCATAATGTAATGACGCAACTCATCGTTGCTTACCGGCTTACCTTCAACGGAGGTACCAGGCAGATTGCGTTGATCGTCAGCGACAGCTTCAAGGCGGGTGATATCAATTTCAAGAGCATCAGCCTGGGCGCGGAGTTCGTCGAACCGCTTACCTTCTTCTTCATTCAGGCTGCGTTTTTCAGTGTCGGCTTTCTCCAGCATATTGCGCATCTGCGTTTTAAGCGCGGCCTTCTGCTGGCGTAATTCGAGTAATTTTTTCATGGAGTGGTTCCGTATCAATTAACGTTGAGACGTGAAACCAGCGCAGGAGGGATGGCCGTTTAACCTTTTTCTGCATCTCGCAGGCTACTTCCCGCAGCTTGATTAAACGGCCTGAGTGGCGGCTCACGTCTGAGGGCCACTCTTAAAGGTATATATAAAAATCAATGAGTAAACGACAATTTTTGAATGCGAACGACTTTGATAATTGACGAACAAATAATTTACAAAAGCCCTATTCTTTCGCGCAGTCCATGGCGTCATCCAGCGTATTTCTCAGGGCTTTCAGGTGCTCAATCAGAAAATCAACATGCTCTTTGCTGGCCGCCAAAATCTCGCCGGAAAACTGGCTACGCAGAAAACCGTTATGATCCACAAAGAAGAATGCCTCACGGTTAACCATGGTTTTGTATTCGCTCAACGGCATGATTTGCAGATCATGTTTCCCATCAGGAACGCCGAACACGTCCTTATGTTCTTTGATTTTTTCAAGTAATACACGGGTATACACAACTTCATCATTCTGATTTGCCATCTTTCACATCCTCGCAGAGTTATAAAATTAAAAAATATGCGTTTAAGTGTTCACCTGTTCACCTTGGGATATTTAATTAATAAATTCATGGTGTTATATGGTGAATACTAATCTTTCAGGTGTTCACAAGTGTTCACCCTACCCTTCACCTTTTTGGCAAAACTAAACAGGGTGAACAGGTGAACACTTGGTGAATACTTAACAGCTAAGTATTCACCCTTTAAACCTCTGTTATTAGTGAATTTTTTAACAGGGTGAATACTGGTGAACACTTCGCCTATAAGTATTACTACGGCACCTCATTGTTTGATGAACCGCTACATGATGGCATCCAGTCATCAGAGTCATCGCTGAGGGTTACGTTAGACCTGATGCCCGTCTTTGTTTTCCGCTTCTGGTACTCCTTGCCATACTCAGCCATTGCGCCTGGCATGTCGGTGCCGAACCTCATAAGGGATACCGGCTTACTTAAACCGTTTGCCCGCATGTAAGTCAGATAGGCATGGTAGAGGTACTTACGCGGGCTGAATGGGACAACCTCGGCATTACCGATAAACATCCCATCGCACACAACCGACGCCATGAGATAGCCGCAGAAGTCCACCAGCGAATCCCCCTCACGCTTGATTGCCAGCGCCTCCTCTGACTTCTGCTGATCATGCAGCATCTGTTTTGCCACACCCTGATCAGCAAACCGCGTAAGAAGGTGGCGAATGACCACCGCCAGCTCACCCTCTATCTTTTCTGCCAGCAGAGGATCCCGCTCATTTTCTGGCACCACCTCAGAGAAGTTGAAAATGACCCGGCGTCGTGAAATGCCCCCGCTTCGATCGCTGAATGTCATGGCGTTATTGTTAACCGCCAGTACTACCGCAGGAATACGGGTTGAGTAAGGTGCTTTATGCTTCGGGTCGATAGAGACCTTATCACCACCAGTGATCGCCTTAATCCCCGCACCATCCCCGGCGTAACGGGTCATATCAGGCATGATAATAAGCGAGTAACCCACCACCAGCGCCCTGTCTCTCGGGTCTTCCAGCGCCCTCATGCTGGCCGATACTGTATTGGCCTTGCCCGCCAGCATGGTGCAGATCTCAGCCATCACGCTCTTGCCGCTTCCCCCAGGCCCCGTTACCTCAAGGAACAACTGCCAGTCGTACCGGTTCGCCAGCACCAGAAAGAGCGCGGCCAGCACACGATCAGACTTACGGTCGTTGTCAGCAACTGAACGGCGTAACCACTTCCAGAAGTTAGGCGCATGACTGGCCAGCGTCTCACCCTCTGCTGGTGGACTGAATGGCAGCTCGCTCGCAATGAGCAACCAGTCATCCTTCTTGTGCTCCCTGAACTGCCCCGCACGGGTATCAAATACCCCGTTGCTGAACCCGATCAGGTTTCTGGCCGTCAGCCCCATAACCGGGAGGCTTAACTTCATGGTTTCAACTGCCGATTTAATGGCGTTCTGCGAGTACGCCACATCAGCCTCAATAAAGATCTGAGCCATATCACGCTGCAACTCCTTATCCGGCATAGGTATCCATACCACGCCGTTGTAGTAGTGAACTGTGTCAGAGTCAGCATGAATAGCCAGGTTGCCATCGTAGTGAGCCAGTAACACCTCGCCGCGCTGGCTGGCCCCCATCTGGTTAAGCGCTGGCGCTACCCATTCCCGCATCGGCTCCTTCTTGCTTACTGGCAGAGTAACCACGACGCTTTCTCCCCGCGCGGCCTCTTCCCGGTAGCCTGACAGGCGTGATGACCAGTCTTCTATTGGTTTAGGCTCATACATACCGTTGAAGAGGCGGGCCTCCTTCACACCCGCCATCGCCAGCTTACGCGCTATAACAGTGAGGTACGCTTCGCCAATTTCCCCGGCACGGATCACCCTCACGTATTGACGGCCATCATCGACAATCTGGAGGCTTTCGAGATCTGCCAGCTGCTTTTTACCCAGGTAAACGGGCGGTACATCATCACCCGCCTTTTTACCCTCGCTCTCGCTCCAGTGCTGCATATGTGAATAAGCATCAGCACCCGCGAAAATAATCGCCTCGGTGAATTTATCCTTCGGCAGACATTTGACGTTTGGCGCGTTCCTGGTCTTCATCAGTGCCTTACCTTACTGGGCATACCCTCGCCCAGGCCTTCATGCAGATACTCAAGGTGGCAGCTCTTAACCACCTCGATACCCATTTCGTTGATCTCGCCATCGGTGAAGCAACTCTTCAAAATTCCGCTCAAATAAGCGAGACCTTCTTCGGGTCCAAACTCATCAAGGCAACCAAAGACCATATACGTAATCAGCAGGTTCTCAGTTGTTGGCACCTCCAGGGTAAAACGATAGCGAGCCATCAGCTTATCGCTCTCCACCAGCAGGGAAGCCGAACCGGTGGTTGCCACCTGGTGAGCAATGCAGGATTCGGTTAGTTTGCGGAACAGCGGCCCCAGCACTTCAAAAATGTTTGTCATTGCGGGATGCCTCCACTCATCTGGAACTTGCCAAGCAGCGGATGGAACCAGTACGCCGAACCGTATTTACGCTTGGCGCTGCGGAGCACCAGGCGGGCCGCTTCCCTGAATTTCTCATCAGGCGCGACAAAACCACCGGATTTAAGTTTGACCAGCATCACACCCGTGTTTTTCGCCAGTTCCTCGGCTTTTTTGGTGGAAATGCCATACTCTGCGGCCAACGTTGCGACTGGAGTCATACCGGGAGGGATTTCGCCGCCCTGGGTATCGGTGAGCATCCTTACCTTTTCTTCAAGAACGGTGACTTTCTCCACCAGCAGATCGAAGCGTTTTTCCAGCTCATTGAATTTGACGTCGCTGATCATTCTTCTGCCTCCTGAGCGTCAGGAAGAGAAAAAGTGGAAAGATCCAGTGAATTCGCCAACTCATCAGAAAGGCGTTGAGCAAGGCCAGTTAAGCTCATTACATGAACACGTTCTTGCTCACCTTTGATGGTTGATAAATACGCTGCACATGACGTGAGCGCTGCAACCTCCTGAGCCAATAACAGCAGGTCTTTTTGGCTACGGTAGGTGTAAAAGTTATCCATTGAGCGCCCCCGTTGAATTCTGCTCTACCATGCTTGCCGCCAGTTGATCCGATACCCTTCTGGCAAGGCTTATAAGGTTTTCACGTTCAACCTTATCAACCTCACATTCTTCGACAACCATCAATAAGGCCGCCAACTCGCAAGCTATCGCCGTGGTTTTATTGGTTAACTCACGCATGGGACACCTCCTGAACTGGCAGACGCGCGGCCAAAGACAGAATGAAGTGAGGGGCCAGAATACGGCGGGCTTCGCGTTCGGTAGCGGCCTCAACGGAAAGACGGCAGGGAATAGCCTTTTTGTCGTGGCGGTTCAGCGCCAGAAAACGCCAAGTGTAGTTATTCCGCCCTTGCGGGTGTGTGGTATGCTCTTTCATAGCTGCCTCGTTACTCATGATAGCGATGGTGGTAAGACGCCTCGGTAGTGTTGCAACCACTCCGGGGCGTTGCTTTTTTACATTCAATGCATATACACTGGTATATACCCTTTCAATATCACCTATGGCGTATACCATGTCAATACCAGAAAAACGATCACCACAATTCCCAATGCGTTTAAACGAAGATTTCCGCTCGCAGCTCGAAGAGGAAATGCGTAAAGATGGCGATTCCTCCCTAGCCACCTGGATAAAACGTATTCTCAGGAAAGAACTACAACAGCGCGGTATTGAACCGAAGGGGTGATACCCAAGAACTGGGGATGTAGGGGTTACAAAAATCTTGTAAAACCCCTCGCCGCTTGAGCACGCCAAAACGGGCGAGCGCAAATGTGCAACTCTCAAAGAGTTGTGCAAAACCAACACAACAATATTGGGTAGGCATCCAACTAGCTTTGAGATAGTCGGATTTGCGCATCGCTTAAAGATACTCGCAACTGATACGCCGGAAGTGGTCAGGTTTTGACCACCAGCGGCAACCCTGGTATGCTGATCCTGTTTAGCTTTGATGTGATGACCTGGGCGGCCCTGCATGGCCGCCTTTGTTTTATCTGACATACCCCACCCCTTACGCCACTTTGCGGCTCTGCTGCCAAGCAGAAACCTCAGAAAGAAGCCAGCCAACAGCACGACCACCCAATTTGCGACGAGCGGGAAACTGCCCTTCCTTTTCCATCATGTAGCGGGTAGTGCGGCAGATACCGGTTAACTGGCGGCACTCAGCCTCACGGATAACACGTTCTGCGGGTGGGGATGGTTGTTTGAATGGATTCATATAAAAACGCCCTCGTTCATTAATGTTCGAGAGCATTATTTATAAAAAGATTTGTTATTCAGAGTGAGTTACTTTTTCAAAAACAAATAACTTTCACACCTCAATAGTGAAATAAATTATAAATTCAAGAAATTTTTCACCATCGCTCATCAATGAACCCCCTAACGGAGTCCCTGACATCCTGAACATCATAATCAATCTCATACAATGCATTTACTAAACTGGCTACCACAGGGAACAATGGTCTTTGAATTTTATTTCTGAAAAAAGAAACCATTTCACGACAAAAATTAATGATCTCTGCATTTTTCCTATTGGGCTGACTTACAACAGGTGTGTTTTGATATTTGGTGTTTTCCACAGTTTTAATTAGCCGCGATATGAGGTCTGTTATAGCAATTCCGTTATGTGCCATAAAATTAAGAATCTCAGCAACTGGCTTATCATCATCATTGAAAATAGATAAATCAACATTGAAAAACTCAAAAGGTTCTTCATAATGAATGCCATGAGCCATGACCCACATGGGATTATCTTCTTTTGAATTACAAACCAAATTAATCAAATCCTTAGAATAGGAAATAATTTTTTCGCTGCGTTCATCATTTTCTTTTTTTGTTCTAAAATTTCTTTTGTCGGCTGAGAAAGCAAAAAAACAATAATCCAGAAAAAGCCCCCAAGAAAAATCAACATTTTTTGACGCAATAAATATACTATCAAATATATCTTTAGATGATGGATGTCCTAGCAACCTATTTATAAAAACATCAAAATTATCTTTAAAATGGGAATCATTGTAAAACCAATCAATATCTTCTTTATCTATGTAAGAAGGAAAATTCATTTTGCGACCTCAAATATAGTTACATTCTGATATCCGGCAGAAATAACCTCTAACCGCTCCATCCATTTATTCAGCGCATCCAGTTTCTCAGGTAAGTACTGGCTACGGTTATATACCGCCATAACGCCGCCCAGCGTGTGGCCCAGCAGTTGTTCAACCACATGAGGCGCAATACCCATATTGTTAAGTGTGGTGGCGAACGTGCGGCGCAGGTCGTGAAGCGTCCAGGAATCCGCATGGCCCAAGCGTTTATAGATTCCCCTTCCCCACTGGCTGACGGCTTCCGGTTTCTTCATCTCGCCCAGCAGCAGGCCTGTTTGATTATTTTGCTCGTACAGATCCGACACGAACTGGCGCATAGCAACGGGAATAGGCCGTAATATCTTCTCGCCCCCTTTGCTATGCTCTTTCGGCACGGTCCAGACCCAGTTTTTCAGATCCCATTCAGCCCAGGTAGAAAGACGAACCTCCTGGGAACGGCAACCGAAGACCACCAGCAGACGCAACAGAGTGGCATAGTAGGGTTTAAACAGCTTACCCGAGCACGAACGCCAGATTTGCGCCAGTTCGTCTATATCATGAACCCTGTCGCCTTTGTCCTGCTTTTTACCCACATACTGTATTGTCAGGTCATCAAGCGCATTGCTGACGGCATAGCGACGCACGCGGCAGAATTTAAGAGCCTGCTTGCACATCTGGAAAACGTAACCGGCTGCAACAGGGGTTTCACGTTTGGCTTTGTCAAAACACTCGAGCCAGTGGCGCGTTTCGCATAGTGATAGGGGGAGATCACCAATGTAGGGATAGATGTGTTTGTCGAGCTGGGCTTCGTGGCGATTAACGTTTACACGGTGATGAGTCGCATACTCGCGTATCCAGTAAGACATTGCGTCTCTTACCGTCACCGGGCGAAGAATCTCTTCCGTTCTTTTATCGAGCTGAAATTTTGGGTTTTTCCCTTCGGCCAGCCAGGCTCGACATTCTTCACGCCGCTCACGCGCCAGCTTAAGAGACATGTCCGGGTAATTTCCCAACGTTAACCTTTCCAGTCTGGAACCCCGGCCACCGAGACGATACGAGAAAATCCAACTGATGGATCCGGACCGAAGTAAGCGAACGCTTAATCCGTCGCCGTCGGCCATCATTTCCTCTTTTTCCCTCACAGAACCGAGCAACGCCTTTAGCTTTTTGTCGCTTAGTTTGTTGGTTGAGCCAGCCAT